TGGACTTTTATACATCCACCGTAATGGAAAATCACACTCGATCGCTACACATTTTACACGTGGCGCATCAGTTAATTATGATAACGGAAAATATCATCAACTTAATGTTTTAGAATATAATACAAAAGGTCATAATCTTAAGGGCCACTGCATGTCTCCGTTTTTGGATGTAGTGAGTGCTCAAATTATCGGTGTCCATATAGGAGGTGATGCCGAATTTGGCTTTGCAAAACCATTGAGTCGGGAGCTTGTTGCTCATCTGACTGATGGCTTAGACAAAATTGTTGATACAACAATTATTGAAGCTCATGCATTTATTACAAAAGAGTTTCAAGAACACGAAGTCCTAGAAGCAACCGGCAATGTTGAATTTGTTGGTAAAGCTAATAGTGATATTCGTCAAACGATGCCTTTAAAAACTCAAATTATTAAATCTCCAATCCATGGTGTTAATCCAGTTAACCATGGTCCTGCTGTCCTTAATTATAGAAAAGATTATCGCGTAAGTCAAGAGGCGCGAGAAGGACCATCACCACATCAAGCAGGTATCGACAAATTTGGTCGAGTGGTAATACCATTTCATCCAAAATTTGTTGAGATAGCATCCGAAGCAGTTTTAGCTCGACTGCCTTCGGGTCGAAGAAAAATCTTGACAGATCAAGAGGTTCTCAATGGCACAACAGATAAAGCCTTGAAACCAATTGATCTTGAGTCTAGTCCTGGACTCCCCTGGAAAAACCGAAAATCCCAGGATGAAACAACTGGAAAGAAAATGTATATTGTTAACATTAATGAAGGCATCCCAAATGCTGAAAAATTGTTACAATATAAGGACAATGAGTTAGTTGCTGAGCTAAAAGAAGAAATGCAACGAACTCAAAGCAAAATAAGAGGAAATCGTGTGCCTCTTTATTTTGTATACGAAAATTTAAAGGACGAACTTCGCTCGAACAAAAAGATTAGCGAAGCAAAAACACGAACATTTGACTGCTTGCCGCTCCATATACTTCTGTTAACTCGGAAATATTTTGGAGACTTTATAGCAGCAATGCATCGAAACGCAGCATCAAGTACAATCTCGGTTGGAATTGATGCTACTGGCTTGCAATGGTCTACGCTTGGGCATAGACTTGCTAAGTACGGTAAACGCGTTATAGCTGGTGACTTTAAAGAATGGGATGGAACAGTCACAGCAGAAGAGATGATGAACGCATGCGATATAATTAATAAATGGTATGATGGTTCTGAAGAAGAATCAACCGCGCGTTCAACCTTGATGTATACATTCGTCCATTCTTATATGGTGTCGTTGCAAACACTAGTAAGAAAACATCAAGGAGTTCCATCAGGTGTCGCTTTAACAGCGGTACTAAACTCACTCGTTAATTGGGTGAGATTATTGGTGGTTTGCCAGGAAGTGGTTTTTAAAGATCTTCAAGAGATTGTATCTCCCACTTTCCTTAATGAAAACGTAGAATTAGTTACGTATGGTGATGATCACGTGTTATCCGTGTCGCCTGAATTGGCCGATCATGTTAATTTCAGAACTGTTAAACAGGTAATGATAGATCATGGTTTAGGTTATACAGACGCATTGAAAACAGGTGTTGATTATGATTTTCAAGACATCACCGAAGTTACATATCTTAAAAGAAAATTTGAACCTTACAACGGTATTTTCTACATAGCTCCATTAGAACTTGAGTCTGTGTTAAGATGTGTAAATTGGCAAACAAACAATCCAACAATGCCAGGTTTAGAACTTCTATCGTGTATTAAAGAATCTTATCGCGATGAACTGGCTCTACATGGCCGCTCTGTTTACGAAGCTGCTGTCAAACGGTATAATGATGCTATAGAAAAAGTTAGTGCACATTATCCAATTGCAACACGCTCGGCAAAAATCGCTGAGTCGTTTGACACAATGCAACTTAAAATTCGCACCCGCATGGGCATAGGAATGATGATGAGTCCCTTAACCGGAAACTCAGTCGTTCTAAAGAGCAGCGAATCGTTTGGTTTTAATAATCAATAAAACAAGTCGTAAACTTTGTTATTTTAAATATTGACG